TTGCAGTTGCAGCTTTGATCTCGTATGAATCGAGTACCTTTACTATAGCGGCACGATTCATAAAGTTGCCGACCTCACCCTGGCTCAGGACCTTACCTTCGACCTCTGAGTACATGCCAGGACGAATAGCTGCATGCATCCAGGTCTGGATCATCTCCGGAGTCTTCAGGGCGTGCTCAGCTATCTCTTTAAAGGTACCAACGACAAGCCTCGGCTGGACCTGAACCTTAGGATATTTCTTGGAAATTTCCTTCATCTGGTCATAGGAGAAGCCGTACTTTCTGTATACCTGTCCGTTAATAAGCCGCGCATCTCGACCAGTGATTTCTTTATAGGCACTGATAACAGCATCCGTCTTTCCTGCTTTAGCGGCCTTAGCCAATTGTAACTCATCGACCGCAGAGCCCTTCATGTCGTCCTCGGTCACCGGGATCCAGTAGGGATCGATGGTAGGCTGAATGACGATGTCCTTAGCAGCTTTCCGGACAGCAGGAGTCTTATCGCTTTGTAGTTCGTGAATGATCTTAAAGGATGCTTCCTGTTTACTGATCCATTTAAGCTTGAGCCCCATCATAGAGGCATGCTTAAACAGGTCCCTGATCTGCGGCATATGAGCTATGTCAGTATCACCGACACCGTTGATCCGGAGACCACCGACCTTATTAAAGGCTTTGATGTTAGCCTCGGACATTTGAAGGACCTCTCCCATATACATCGCACTGTTATAGAAGTTGATCCCGTTTCCACCGGCACCCATGCCCGTAACATAACACCCGTCCAGATAGCAGCCATGATTACCAACATTAAACATCGGACACATGCCGTTCAGGTTGAAAGCACCGAGAGTCTTCTTGGCCGGTCTTACAGCAGGAGCAATCTTATATTCAGACTTTGCAATATTCAACAAATTCCGGCCAAACAGTTTCGGATCGAGTCCCTTCTTGTGTGCTTGCTCTACCCATGATACTATTTCCTTTCTGAACTTCTCTCGCCTGGACGCATCCATACGGTCTATAAGGGTCTGGACTACCGATCGACGAAACCCACCAAATTTAGGAAGTAGCTTAAACACTTTGTCAGCATCCGGTTTAGTGCGTTCCTCAATAGGATGGTGAGCAAAAGAACCATCTGCTTCAAATAGATTAACATTGGCTTTTTTTCCTAATGCTTCAACAGCTTCTTTTAGCTTTTTATTGTTTTTTAAAGCTGTTGTTATATTCATAAAGCTTGGACGTTCATCCCTTGCCAATACTTCAGCGGCTTTCTTACGAGACATCTTGGTCTGGTCTTTAAAAGCAGCTTTAGCTTTTTTGTAGAACTCGGCAGCCCGGCCCTTGCCACCGGCCTTCTCAGCCTGAGCCTTTTTACTCTCGACCATCTCTGGAGTATAATACTTCTGGATAGCGAGTTGAGCAGCCAACATATCATCGACAGCACCAGCTTCACCCATTATATTGATCATGTCAATCGTGCTCTTACTAAGCTTCTTGTCCTTCATAAGAGACTTGATCATCATGGAATCAAGGTTGTAGCTAATGGACTCTGCAGCATATCCAACCTGGGCGGCCGCGACTTCGTTCATGCCCCATGCAGGTTTAATAAACAGCCCGGCATCAGACCAATAGTCAGAGTACATATCAGACAGGATCTTCATGACCTTGCCCTCGTCCCTGAACATGTGGCCTTCCCAGGAGTCTATCCAATGCTTCTTACTGCGCTCGATAAGATGCATGACGTTCTCTCCCATCTTATCAAACAGGGCTACGTCTTGCTCAAACATAGACTTCCAGAATGCCTTTCCTCGAACCTGCATTCCAACGTATTGAGCGATAAACTCTTCCTTAATTTTATCAACACCGAGAGGTCCCTTGCCGTGCTCGGCCCTGGCTTTATTAAGCTTGTCACCATATTTCTTGATTGCATCAAACTTCATTCGAGGATCAAGAACTTTTAGTAACTGCTTATAGAGCTCAGGCTTATTGACCCTTAGGTCATGCAAGGTCTCGTGCCCGTATGTATGCCATCCCGGGTCTGTCGTTTCAGCTACAAATATATATTGCCCAATGTGAAAACCGTTGATGTCTGAGTATTCGCCTTCCTTCTTAAAGAACCTGAGCTTCATGCCCTTTCCGGATATGTTAGCAAAGTTTTTAATCAGTGACTGCTGAACGGTCGTAGGCTTAACGATTAATGGAAGTTCGCCACCATGCAACCTTCTTAATGCTTTTGCCTCGGGCGCTTCACCAGTTCTGTCAGGTTCAAACTCAGCCGGTACTTCTGGTACAACTGCCTCACCGGATACATCAAGGTCCTTAATAGGAATCGTCAGACCCCGGTCCTTTGAACCAAATTTCTGAGACTTAAGGGACTTGATGTCGCTCAGGTCCACAGTATCATCGGCAGGGATCAATACAATAGGAACACTCTTCTGGCCGCTTCTAAGCAACGACACGGCACGATGTCTCCCATCATGACCTGTGACCTTCCCATCAGCGTCAACGACCAGCAGCATGGCACCTGCCTTGGCCAGTTCCTTTTGATCGACGTCAGTCGCAGCAGCCTTCTCAATCCATCCCCGGGTCTTATCGGTACCGGTTGTCAGATCCACAAAATCGTCAGGGCTGATCTGAATTTTGGCAGTCTGTTTTGCATCGACACGATCTGCTTCTTTCAGCGCCATCTTGATTTGTTTAGGTGATACCTCTTCGCTGATCTCTGGCTTCACGACTTTTTTAACATCAAACCATCGTTCACCTTTATTATACATATCTGCCAGTTCAGTCCATTTGATCTTCTGACCGAATGTCTTTCCACCAATGCCAGGCTCTATCACAGTACTCTCGTCAAAGTCCCTAAGCCCCTTAAGCATACGGATTTCTCCAGTACTCTTAAGATGCTTCTGATCAACTGCTCCAGATATCATCTGATATATCGATCTCTCAGACGGTGATGCGGGTGCTTTCCAATCTCCTGGAGATACCTGCTGCTTAGGCATTTTCAGGTCAGCCTCTGCCTTTACATCCTCTGATGTAAGGTATTCGGTTTTAACACCCTTCTTTACCTGCTTTGCTTTCCTGGCAATATCCATTGCCTCGTCACGATCAAGAAACCTTCCTGCACTGGTGGTAAAGCCCTGGATCAACTTACCCTCAATGAACTCAGAGTCAGGCACCGGACCTACGGATTTCTCTAACGCTTCATATGCGTTTGCATGAGTCTGTCCTTTGTAGATCTTGTCACGATACATCACGGCAGCCTTCTCTATTTTCTCTCCGGTGTCAGTCTCTGCAGAGAAGACGGATTTGTATTGAACTGCCTTGACAGCCTTGCTCCACTCTTTGGCCTTTTGATCCTTTACAGGCTCAGGCTCTGTAGGTTCCTTCAGTTCCTGCTCAAGCAACTTCGAGTAATCGATACCGTAATATTCAGCTACCTGTTCCCTTGAAGCCTGGCCCATCTCTGGGATAGCACCTTCCTCGAACACAGGGATAGCAGCCGGACCCTTATCCATGTAACCTTCATAGAGCCTGTCGACCATGTCTTGAATGTCGATATCGGTATCGTATCTCTTCTTTAACTCAGGGACAGTGATCTCGCCCTTACGAACTCTCTCAAGGTCGTCCTCTGTTATTTGCTTCCTGTGCTGTTTTGCAGCGTAGTCGAGTGTCTTTGCTCCAACGTCGACTACCTGGCGAGCAGCACCGGCAACAGCACCCGGTATCAAACCACCGACAGCACCGACGAGACCGGAGTATCCTACCTTCTTAAATTGTTCTTTGCTACCCAGTACCTTTATTACATTGTCAGTTATTGTCTCAACACTGGCATCCGGATTCTTGGCATATTCGTCAGAGACAACTTCCCACTCGGTCTGACTCATTTCCTCGATACCCTCAGCGGCCATGGTAATCAAGACGGAGTTTATTTTTGCAGCAACATCTTTACCAACACCCATCTTTATTGCTGTCTTGCTGAACACTTTATTAAAAGATCTGATCTGAAAGATAGCCCCGGCAGATTCGAGAGCAGCAGCAGGGACTGCATATAACATAGCAGCCTTGTCAGCGATCAATGGGTCTACGCCATCATGAATATATTCCTCGGCCTTCTGACCGTGCATCATGTTAACACCGACTGTAAAGCCAACCAGTGGATGAATAACTGCACCGGCAAGTATAGGCGCTGATCCGGAAACACCGACAACTGCATCCTCGGCTACACCAAAGAAACCACCTTCAAATTCTTTAGGATTGACCACCTGAGGCATTGCCTCGTATATCTTTTTATTGTTTTTGATCTGCTCTTCACGTCGACGGTTAGCTATCTCGAACCGCTTGTCATACTGCATCTGCAGGTCTGGCAACTCTCCGGTTGCCTCACGGTGTTCCCTCTGCCAGGTACCAAACTCTTTGCGCTCATGGACGGTCCTTAATAGTTCATCCTTACCGGACGACTTCCGATATCTCTCCAATGATTCAAGGTCCCGGGTCTGAGCGGATACCATACCAGAGTATCCCATACTACCGATAGCTTTACCGGCAGATTGAACAGCTCTCTCACCAACACCTAAAAGCTTCTCGTGGAAGGGCTTAGACGTCTTCATGACATCAGTGTAATCCTTGATCTGAGTCTTGGTGCCCACCAGTGGCGTTTCCATGGTCCTATTAAAAACCTGCTCATAGTCAATCACGGTCCCTATCTGGCGTTGACCTGCCTGTACCTGTGGTGGCGCAGGTCTCTGGTACTCACCTTCTGTAGGGATGGCGGTTTCACGAGCGAGTTCTCTGTTGAGTATTTGATTATAATCAATCATGCGTTCCTCTTAGGGAAGGTTTATCATCGGAAACAACTGCTTCAATTCTGCCCTTATCTGAACATTGCTCTCTGGAGTGTTACCGTACTGAGCCTTAAGCCTCTGTACCTGTGCCTGAAATTCACTGATAGTCGGTGCTTGAGTGACGTCACCCATTCCGACACCTTCAGCGAGAGTCTGATAAAGCATGGGGACGTTGCTGTCCATCCGAGTTACCCCGGGCTCAGCGCCTATAGTTCCCTGGCCGGGCACAGCACCTGGCTGTGGAGCACCGGGCACGACTGGCCCACCTTGCTGACCGGGGCCCTGGCCGGGATCCTGAGCGGGAATAGCTTTCTTTCCCAATCCTGCCTCAAGTTCCTTTAGCTTACCCAATGCATAGTCCATTTCAGGAATAGCTTGCATCTGCTGTGACTGAGGATGCAAGGTGTCATTAGCTATCTTATTGTGCTCTTTGACATAGTCCTTTAATAGGTTTGCACGTTCTTTTGTGGTAAGTCTGTCTTCAGCCTTTACAGCAGCCTGGTCTCTCTTATACTGAAGGTTTTCCTTTTTAGAGATTTGATCCTGCTGATATTTGTATCGATCCACCATCGCATTTCTCGTGCTCATTACAGCCTTCTGCCACATCTTCATCTGAGCATCATCGAGAGTTGCGCCGGGTGTCATTCCAGGGAACACGGTCTCCCAAATCTCTGGCATCATTTTCTTGGTAGCATCCTGTGCAAGTTCCCAAGGATCCTGACTTCTACCAGCACCAGGCTGAGCGGTAGGCATAGCAGCAGGCTCAGGCCTCGACACCATTCCGCCAGGTCCCATCATAGGCTGATTTGCTTCCTGGATAAGATGAGCACCGGGCTGTCCACCTTGTGGCTGTAGCAATGGATTCTCACCACCGATGTTTGTAAACGTAGGGACACCCTGAGACGCCCTTACTTGTTCAAGATATTCTTTGATAGTTGCCATTTGGTCTTCTCCTTAAATTCTATATGCTTCAGGCTTCATGCCTGCTCGTAGTCCGGATACCCAACCGGTTCCACCACCCTCTTCGCCTTGACCCTGTTGCCATTTATATTGCTCGGCACCAAAGTTTGTCATTGCTTCATTCAAGTCCCTATCGTAAGCAGCCATTGCTTCTGTAGATGCCGCCTGGTGTTTTGCATTGTATATCTGCATTTGGTCTGCACGCTGACGCCTTGCCTCAGCATCACCCTCTCTACCTGCAGCAGCAGATATCTGGGTCAGAGATGCACCCATGGACCTTAGAACGTTACCTACGAACTGAGACCTGGCCGCAGGATTGTCTAATGATTTCGCAGAGATAATGGCGTTATGAGTAGCTTCCTGTAGGTCACCCCGGCCGCGCTGATATGACTTCTCCCGGGCCTGCATCCTGACAGATTCGTCTTCCTGAGGCGGTTCATAATCGGGCAGGTCAAGGGATATGCTACTTAGGTCAATCTCCGGAGTAGGTCCCAACTGTGGACGAAACGGTCCACCACCACCACCACCACCGTATGATCGAGGACTGATAGTGTCGCCCGGCTGACTCGAATAATCAGGAGATGCTGGTGCTTGATATGGTGCAGTCGGCTGTGCCCTGACGTATCCAGCATTAGCATTTATATCCGCAGAATACCTCGCAATCATTTCATTGTATGCCCGTTCGTTTGCGCTAAGCCCAACCGGTGACTTCCAGTCGGTAGTCTTCTTCGAACCGACAGCCTGCTGAGGTGTAGGGATAGCACCAGGAGTCTTCGGTGCCATAGCTGAACCTGGAGAATATCCAGATCCCTCTATACCTGGCCCACCAGTTCCTGGCTGTGGACCGGACGCCTGATAGGAAGCCCAGTTTGATGCAGTCGGTTTTTTATCGTATGCTTCTCTAAAATAAGGATTCTCGCCCATGTTACTTCTCCTTGTGCCCCGAGAAATTTTGTTTGAATTTAGCTATTCGTCTACGCTTTCTCTCATTCATGTATTCGTGTAGAGTCACGGTTATAGCACGTTCCCACCCGCATGTCGACCAGGCGACACATTGGAGCAGGTATTTATATTTTCCACCGATGCGGTTGCATGGCTGAGTATTTACAGGAAATGGATCAAGCATTTCTCCACACTGAGGACAAGCTGACCTCGCACTCATAAATGCAGACATCTCCCTGGTAAGCTTATGAATCTCTTCGTTCTCTTTCTTTGTTTTGGTGTCCTCGTCAGCTATCCACATCTCAAGGTCACCCCTGGTTGCACCGAGTGCTTCCAATAGATCCTGAAAAACAACGAAGTCCTTAATTGTGCCAAGGCTCCAAACCTTTAGGCTATCCATGGTCTCGCCCTGAACTACACCGTTTACTTTATTACTACAACCCATTTTTCCCCCTTATGAACAAAGCCATTGATAGTATTTTGGATAAGTTGCAACATGTGCTCTGCACGACTTGTATTCGTACCCTGGATCTTCTGGATCACAGTCAGCGCCGGGTGTATAACAACATAGAGCAGATTTGGTAGATCCGCCTGGGCATGGATGGGTCAAGCATTCAACGTTAGCACCACATGTACTACAACCCTCGCAGGCACAAGAGCCACCACCACCAGAGCAAGCAAAGACTTCATAATAAGCATCGTCAGTTCTCTCAAAGTTCTCATATCGTCTGCAGATACCTGCACCTGCACCACAGTTTGATCCGGACGTAGGAGCACCTTCCAGGTTACAACAGGAAGTACATTGAAGTGTCCATACTCCTACAGTGCTATTGATCGGACAAACAACATTAGCACCGCATTCATCAGTGAAGCTAACGAAGGCATGACCGCATGCTGTGCCATCAGTATAGATAGCCGTAGATCCAGCACCAGACGATTTGCTTGTTTTAGTAAATGCTTGATCAAACCAAAACCCCATACCAGATATCTTTATACTCCAGGTTCCAGGACTTCCGCCGGAAACCGCTATCGTCGTATTTGAGTTTCTCGCTATCGTCGCAGCATTGTCGCCACTGCATGTTGGGATACCACCGTCGCAACATTGACTTGATGGGCATTCAAATATATTCACGTTTGATGAACACGAGTTGCCATCAGGCTTACGCATTAGTAACTCTATGACTGCCATTGGACTCACTGCCTCATTAGAAGGCCCAATGATAACACCTGTGATTGTAGTTGTTCCAAATCCCTGCAGCCCGGTGACTCTGACACCGTTCTTTGGTCCACCAGCTTTTAAATCGTCCTTGGCCTTCTTTTTTTCCTTACTCTGCTTTACTTGCTGACCCTTATCCTCGTCGAGGTCCTCACCGAATGAGACATGCACTCCATATACCGGATAAGTCGTAGTAATCAGCAATGGCTTTTCCTTTGCATGACACCAGCAGGACGTCGATGTAGCGTCACAGACAAATCTATCAGGATCGTCCGGTGGTATGATTGGATCCCACGGTGGTAGCTCAGGTTGTATATAAGGTGGGTCCCATGGCCACATTTCCTCAAGTTCATAATAAGGCGGACGTTTACCATATGGCTTGATAAATTCTGACTGCTTAAGAAACTTCTGCATGTTTCTCTCAAGCTGAGTCAGACCCCTGTACCTTCTACTTTCAGCCGAGTACTCAGAGAAGTATGGAAACTTCTCCAAGATGCTATTCCACATGTCCTTATTACTCCAGTCCCTAATGGAATCAGCGTAGTTCGCGGACATCCTGTAGAATTTCTTGGCAATGTCCCTGGCAGATACAGTCATTATCTATCCTGGACTTCAACTAAGTCAAGGTTAAAATCGTACAGGTAGCACTCTTCATCACGAGCATGGGTAAAAACTAATGAGACATTCGAGCCCTGATCTAAGTCGACAAGCATTCTCTCTCTGATAAGGTCCTGTCCGTCGTCAGGTGTGTCCATGCTGATGGTATGTGCTGCCTCGCTTAACTGAACCCCGTCCTCATATGCTGTAAAGGCAAGCTGCCCACTCGCAACCACTGAAGTCCTCACGACAACTTCGCTGACCTGGATATGATTCGACCGGCTGCTTAGCTCTGGCCTTACTATCGTAGTGACAGTCGTTCCGTCGTCGGTTGTTGTACCTGTATCGTTTAACTTGTAGACATACCCATTCTGAGCGGCTGCTATCTGGAGTACAGGAAACTGTCCGCTGGATGCTTCTATCTCATGAACATGAGAATGAGGCTGACCAATGACATCAAACGACCAGGTCCAATCTGAGAGGTCGAATATAGGGAAGACATTACACTTCGTAGCTGTTGATCCGGATACAAGCCCGAACCTCAATACGTTTGCAGCAGTGTCATGCTCAACGAACATCTGCTTCTCATACCCTGCCCTTATACACTCAGCGAACCTAAGATCAAAATAATTTTGTATGTCGTCAGATATGCGGGTAACCACAGATCCGTCTGTAACATAGATACCATAGTGGCTGATAAAAAATGCAAGAGTTTGTACACGATCATCTGTCCTTGTGTATGAGTTTGCTCCATCGATTACGATAATACTCTTTGTGCTAAAGGAACCGATCTTAGCAGAAAGCAGTAACTTACCGAATGTACTTGGAGAGTATCCCTCAAATAGGGTTAAGCATCCACCGTCGCGCCCCTTCTCTTCCTGCCAAACCATTAGCTCATTATGGAATTTAGCGGACGCTACAACGGCATTATCGCGGCCATCTCCTGCCTGCATGATGGCAAAGTCTTCGTTATTTAATGTATTAACCTTGGCATTCTCGGAGATATATAACCAACTCGGGAACCGATCGAATGTGAAGACACCCCGTTCTTTCCAGGCTGTATTCGTGAGACCAAAGCTACCGAGTTCGTTGATATCATACCAGGGCATAGTCCTTATCGTACAGACAACATCGTCTGACATATCCGTAGTTGATACAGTTACTCTCCACCAATATGCGGAGTACTTAGATCCATTAAACTCTCTCTTCTGAAAATCGCCCCTCTTCCATGTAAGAAAACCGGAGTCATTAAACCCTGCAGTCCCATCAACATCATCCGTGCATGCTACCCAGGCTGTACCGTTCCATCCTGCTATCTCCGTTATCGTTGTGGTGGTAACGGTATTCGGAGTAGCACCTAAGTCAACGTGAGCACCTACCAGGTTGTCCACTGAGCTAAAGTATAAAAGGTCAGCATCTGCTTCGAGTGACCCAAGTTCAGCGCCGACACCGGAATAATTATAATAGATAGAAGCGCTGTCGTCATAATGATAGATCTCAAGGGCATTGATCAGGACACCGTTCCACACGTTCTCCATGTCCTGCCATTCACCTTCATAAGTAATCTCAGTAATAGTGGTATCAGCATCAATGGTATCATCGGTCAGGAAGTAGAACATGTACCAATACCCATTCTCACCAAAGGCGTAGAACTCTGACTCGTCTGCGACAGGTGTCCACGATATCGTACCGTCCTGGCCAAGGGTTGCTCCACCGCTATCAGTGCCATCGGTAATAGTGACGTCTGTCCATCCATCGATCTGAGACCAATACTTCATCTTCATAGTGATCGATGTGCCGTTGAAAGTCCGCATGACAAAATTAAACTGCTTAGCTTTAAACCTTGTCATAATAAAGAACGCTTCGAAGTCATCGTCGAGGTTACCCATTCCGCTGACAGTCGCGTATGTGAGTGGATCCTTGTCGGTAAGCTTGAATGTGTAGTCCGTACCGTCCTCGGGATTATCTGCTAACGCTGATGTTTGATCTACCAACTTAAACGTCTCGATAGGAGCCTGCTGGCCGGTGTATATTTGATGTCGGCCGACACCATCAGAATACATTAAGGTATCACGAGAGTTCCCAAATGACGCTGGTACAAGGGTATCCAGGCCTGCGGCGAGCCGGGGTAGAGGAAGGAACGATGTATCTCGCCACCGAGGTTGATATACAACGGTCCCAAAGTCTCCGCTTGCTACTGTCGGTGGATCATCGGACGCCTCAATAAGATCACCGTTCTCGATCTGAGCAAACAGGTGTCTCTCGGTCCTCTTACCTTTGGACCATTGATTAAGTCTAAGGATCTCTTCGGTAGTCGACATAGTTAAAGAGAGGTATGGCTGCTTGTCTGCTGTGCCTACGTAGAAATTGCAGTCATGAGTTGCTGCAGCATCGGGTGCCGAGTTTTGGTCATCATGGGTATATTCAGTCAGGACCACGGCAAAGATTGCTGATGTATCGGTATTACCCTGCGCGGCTGTGATGTCTGTGACTGCCAGGTCAGGAGTACCGGCGTCCAGCGGGATCTCTATGTAATCTTCAGCAGAGTAACCGGACAGATCAACGGCAGCAGAATAGTCGCCAGAGAAAGCGTCGAAGTCAGCCTCTGCAAATGGATCTGTAGACGTGTTTAGATCTGGATCCGTACCGGTCCACTTCTTTGCAATTACAGAAGCAAGATTGGTTCCGTTCCTGAGCCTGATATATAGGGATGCTGAAGAGCAAACGCCCTTCATTCTGGATAGGTCAAAAAATAGGAAGGTCCGGCCGACCGTGTAGGTACCACCGGATTCTTTTACGATGCAGTTATTATTTCCCTCTGTACTGATAACCGTCAGGTCACCAGTGCCACCACCTTGAGCGTTAGCCCATACTGCGTCAGCTATAGAGTCGTAACCCATAGCATATGCGGCAGTGGTATTATACAAAGGTACTTTGACGATCTTGGTGACTAATTCGGAAGTGGTTGACAGTTTAGTCTGACCATCTCGTTTCTTGAACCCGGGATGGAATCCTCTGACGTTCTGCAAAACACTAAAAGCCCCATTAGGAATAAGGGCCTTCGGCCGAACAGTTACTACTCCACCTCTAAACTGTGGAGCACCAACATCAAGTTGTGCTACCTGTTTCCTGAAGGTGTCCATTTACGATACCCTTAACAGCTATTAATACACTCTCCTGCGCTGACGAGATCCACCGGCCCAGGGAATGTTAACCTGTTGTTTGGCCTTGGTGTTCATAAGCTTAACGTTCTGATAAGCTTCGTCTTGTCTTGAGAGGTATTGCCCTTGGTAGAATGCGCCCATCTCAGCGTTTGACCATGGCTTATTCGGCATGTTCATTAAAGCTGCAGCGGTGCCAACGGCTATGGCCTTCTTGTAGTCGATATAGATATTCGGACTACAGCCGGTCGCGGCATCGGTCGGACGAACAGCTACCCTCACGAGCAATCCATTAGTACTTGCTGTTGTGGGTATCGGATATAAGATAAGTTGCTTGTCGGCGTTTGAATAGAACTTGTAAGGGTCTGTGGACACGTGAAAAGCCCATGCTCCATTCTCATATAGATCCGCCTCTTCTCGCGTAAACGGTGTGAGCGGTCGAAATTGGTCATCATCAGCGCCATCCTCTTTGTATTGAACGTGATCAATATAACATATCTCTGCAGCACCATCGGTGCTCGGGACAGTCAGGGTGTACGCTGAGGTATCTGCTACCGTCGATATACGAGTCAATGTGATAGTCCAGACACCGGTGTCTCGACAGAAGTCCCTTACGACCTCTTTAACTTCGGCGTCTACCACAGCATTGTAAGTGCTCTGGAACTTCACATACTTGGCAACCTCTGTTCGCCAGTCTAAGAAAGCTTTTTCAGCCATTATTTGACTACCTCATAGAGCTTGTTCGAGTTAGCGAGTTGGGTCAGTGTGTGGATTGCTTCCTTCTTCATGTTGACAAGATCAGGACATGCCGGAAGTTCCACTCGATATTTCAACAGGAAGTACTCTTCGAGTTGATCCATCTGTGTGTAGTTCGTGACCTTCTCCAACTCAGCATTTAAAAGATCATCGTTTGTCCTTATGAGATTGCGAGCACGATCAGTGCGGGATTGCTCTTCCTCGGTCAACGGTGTTGGGGCCTCTGCCAGTACCGGGTTGTCATCTTCGATATTGATCTGGCCAAAACCTTCGGCACGCTTTGCCTCTACTTCTGCGGCTAACTCTTGCTGGATCTGAATTGCCTCTTCATAAGAGATAGGGCGCATGCCTTTCTTCTGTGCGATTCCAGGCTTCCATATAAAAATGATCCGCCTGCCGTCTTCCTGGGTCTTCAATAAGAAACGATTTCTTTTATCTAAAGCCATAGTGTCCCCCTTTTAGTAAAGTAGAAAATGCACGGCAACTCAATCAGGTTACCGTGCATGTTTTAGTTAACGTTCAGGTCTTAATAGACCTTGCAACCGACTACGAAGAAGTCGTAGACTCCCAAGATATCAGCAGCACCGGCAAAGAGAATGTCGATGGTGTCGGCAGCAGCAAACACGTTTCCGTTAACTGCCTCACCGGACCATGCGTCCCCGGTAATGGTCGAGATAACGGTCTCAGCGGCCTGATCAAAGTCGGTCGAAGTCGCCATCAGAGCGGCAGTGTTACCACCGATTCCAAGCTCGCCGGTCACAGAAGCCGTACCAGCAGTGGCGATTCGCATCCCACCAGTGATAGCCATGAAGCCAGCCGGGACATGAAACACGTTCAGAATGTCAGACGCTGTTCCGTCAAAGCTGGTGAAAGAGGTTAAAGGCACGGTAGGTGCAGAGGCCAATGCCAGCTTGCCGGGATTGGCAATAAGATCGGGAACGTCTACCCGTTTCTGCAGTACGGCAAAACCGAATGCATTATAAGGGATAGCGTTAGTTTCGCCTAAGAACTGATATTCTGTGGCCATGAGATTTTCTCCTTTTTAGGATGTAATGTTAAGTGTTTGGTTTTAGTTTAGGTGCCGGTGGGGGCATAGAGCAAATGCTCGTAACCTAATCCACCGGCACCTGGGGGGCCTTAGTTAACCCTACGCTTACGATTTGTAAATGTAGAGATGGATCAAAGCTTCCGGTTTCAGGACCTTGTAGCCATAGACGTTCAGGCCACGGACCAGGGTTCCGAAAGTACTCTCGGCTCGCAGGCTTTCCATATTGGTCATCTGCGCGGCGAAAGAGATGGCAGACTTGTGACCGACCATCGCATCGTAGGTCAGGTAGGTGTCGGTCTGAGTCTCGATTAAGTTCGAGTTAAAGATCTCGAAGCGATCCACAACACCGATCCGGCCATTACGAAGCATACTCGTTCCGTCGCCGGACAGAGAAGCGTCTTTCAGGTCGGACTTCAGGATCATTCCGCAAGCCCATGCAGGCAGGACCATCCAGCGGTCTTCGGCCGGGATGTTCTGCTCGTCGAGGACCGTGCCAGCGTCGACGATTGTGTCGAGGACGTTAGCTTTGGTCAACTGGTGAGCGTCACCGGAAGTACCCATATCGAAGGCACCGGAGATTGCTCCCGCAGTTGTTCCGATATTGTCGGCGTGAGCGTCAGTGTAGACGTCGCCAAGAAAGCCAGTATCGACCGCGATCTTCATCTGCTGCGAAGCGTCTTTGGACCAGGAGTCCATCAGCGCGATATCGGTCTGATGCTTATCGATATCATCGCAGATGAAGTTAAAGTATTTGGCTTTATCGATCAAAAGCTCTTTGTTAGGAGCCTCAGGACGCTCGATCTGCAGGGACTGGCCCTTACTGTACTCGCGGATCGTGACGTCAGGGACCTGACGGATGATTACCTTGTCACCAATGTCTTTGATCTCGCCTTCGTAATCTGTGTTACAGATCGCGGCGCAGACGGTGGCGGCATAAAACTTCACTAACAATTTTCCGGACCAAATTTCCGGAATGAACGTACCCGAATATTGCGGGGTGCCAGCAGCATTTCCAACCATGATATTCTCCTTTTAGGGTTTATTCAGCACGTTCCTACTGCTATTGCTTGGGGGCAGCAGCAAGTCCCTGCTGGTAGCTATTTGCTATTTTATCAAAATCTGCTTCAGTTATACGTCCCTTGACGAAGTCGTCCTGGGCCTTGGTGAAGTCTTCCACCGTCTTAAACTGTACAGGTGGTTTTCCACCAGGTCCGCCAGTGGCGTCTCCTGTCGTGTCGGGAACGATTTGTGACTCAAGCCCTGGTTGCTCTGCAGGGGCAGACGGGTCAATATTCTCCATGGCAAAAGCCTTGAAGATTGCTATGACCTGTTTGTGGTTCCATTGCTTAAAAGCATGTTCAATGAGAACCTTCCGCTGCACAGAGCTCATGGGGTCTGTCTCATTCAACCAGGCGAGGAATTTGGGGTCATTGTTCTGGACTCCCCAAGTCGGTATCGCTTTGTTCAAGGCATCGTAAAAGGCTTCCTTGACTGTCATCACCTGGGTTTGTTCTATCCTGTTTACTCGGTCGGTCAGCCCCGGGTCTGACACAGGAGCATCAGACGGATTGCGCGATTCAAGGGCTGCTATACGTTTGCTCAGGATTTTGATGGAGTTAATAACTCCTACCATCTCACCACCGTATCCAGAGAAGTCGTCCTTATTGAGCTCTGGCATGTCTACGGCAGGCGCGACATCAGCCGGTGCAGCTTGTTTCGGCAGTGCTTTCATAACCTCGTTCAGGTTGTCGATGATCTTCTGTTGGTTCTCTGCAGTATTCATCA